CTTCGGGCATATCAATTCCCGCCAAGATTTTTTCGTCAACTTTTGGCTCTCCTGATGGAGTAAACTCTTGTGGTGTCCAACCCTTCTTCATTAGCCTATCGGCAATCTGCTGTCTCGATGCAGGGTTAAACGGTATTGTTTTTGTTTTGGTCTTTAGCTCAATGATCGTTGGCTCTAAGGTGTTAACCAGTTCAGTTTCAATCTCTTGCTTTCTCGCAGAGAGTTGGGTGTACAGTTTCTGTGCCGCTTCTACATCAAAGGGAAAGCCTGTCTGTTCTTGTTGGAACAACATCTTCGCCATCTCATGCTCAAGCTGCATTGGTTCGTGTGGGTAACGCTTGCGCTGTATCATCTCGTACAGCTTCACGTTAAGACCAACATCCTGTTTACAATACTCTAACATTTCAGGGGTGAAGGACTCCCAAGCATCTTCTTGCTCACCGTAGCTACCCTTGTGGTAGTTTAGCCTCTCACCCCAAGCTTTAAGTGAGTGTGAACCAATTAGTCTGTTAGCTACTGTTCGCTTAAGTAGGTCTTTTTCTTTTAGGTTTGACCATATAAGTCTAGAAGCTACTAAGGTATCAAACACTTCACCTTCGTATTTAAAGCCATACAGTTTCTCTAGTACGGGTAGATCAAAACCAATTACGTTATGACCCCCAATCTCAGGTGACTCTGCCAATATAGTCAACCCTTCTTTCATAGAGCTACCGTGGAAGTCCCATACTTTACCAGTCCTAGTGTCTTGTAGGACTAGGCAGTGTATCTTTGTTACGTCCTGTAGTAATCCGTCTGTTTCAATATCAAATATAATCATTTAACAGTCACCTCATAGAAAGTTTCGACCCAAACAGTAGCTCCACAAGGTAAGGGTTTATCGGGGCGGCATACAAACCTAGCCACAACATGACCTTTTTTATCCCTAATCTCAGCCTCAAATGCTTTTCTGTTTTGCTTGTAATCTTTAACGGTTAATGGTGGTCGAAGCTCCCCATCAGGGTTCTTCTTGTTGTGTCTAACATGGTGTTGATTAACGTGAATCTTAGTTTTCATATATCCTCTCGCTGGAGTGATTAAAAAGGTACATCAAATTCCTCTGACATACGACCTGTTGTGGTGGAATAGTGAAGCTGTCCTGCTACACCTGTATCACCTGACCATCTGTTCTTTAAGATACGGACGGTTGTTACATTAGAAGTCTCAGCATCCTGTTGATTACGTTCTAAGCCTATTACAATGTCACTTAGTTGTGCGATAGCCGCACTGCCTCGTAACTGGGACAATGAAGTTAACTGCCCTTCTTCATGTCCTTTGTCACCACTAGGTCTACGTAAATGAGATACGACAATCAATCCGATATTTAATTCTTCAGTTAGTGACCGCAAATTGGTCATCATGTTGTCTATGATTCGTCTCTCATCTCCACCCTCGATGCCTGACACAACAATACTAATGTGATCCAGTATAATGTACTGACAACCACACCCTCTTGCTAGGTATCTAATCTTACCCAATAGGTTCTCGCTCTCAGTCGATCCCCAATGGTCATACATAAACACACGCCCTGTTCCTAGAGTTGCATCAAAGGCTTCTCTAAGCTCCTCTGTCTCAACTTCTTCAAGATGTACGGGTTTGCCTAAGTGTAAGGACATCAGTCCCTGTGCTGTACGCTTGCTAGATTCTTCGAGTGCTACATAACCTATCGTAGCTCCTTCATTAAGAAGGTGGTAAGCAAACTCTCTAGTGAGTTGCGACTTACCTAAACCTGAACCAGCCGTAACAGTTACGATTTCACCTAATCGACAACCGCCTATCTTGTTGTTAAGCCCATCATAAGGATAGGGTACTGTGTGTACTTCTTTCTCTGTTGATACTACTTCCCATAAGTCTTCACCATTGATGATACCGTCAGGGGCAAACTCTTTTGCTCCCCAGAACGCATCAATAAGTTCTGCTTGTCTCCCTGCCTGTAGCATCTCACTCGCATCCTTGAGTGGTAGCTTGGCAATCTTAGCCTTGCGTGGTGATAGTAGTGCTGCACACTCTAGTGCTGCTTTCTTACCTACATCATCTTGGTCAAACATAAAGACAACCTGTTCGAACTTCTCTAACCATTCGATAGATTTTTTAATGTCTTTAACTGCTCCTGCCGCACCTGTCTTAATAGAGACAACTGCCCACTTGTTATCAAAAGCCTGAGACATGGATAGTGCATCTAACTCACCCTCTACAACGACACAGCTCTTACCGCCATCTCGCCAAAGGTTCTGTCCAAACAATACAGCTTTCTTTAAATCACCTACGACAGCAAAAGTTTTATCAGGGTAGCGGAGCTTCTGTGCTACTGTGTTGCCGTCAGCATCTTTGAAGTTTGCTACGTGCATTCCGTCTGCCACTTGATAATCCCAAAACCTTGTAGTCTTCTCTGTTAAGTTTCTTTTAATCAGAGGTTGATAAGACCCTGTTTTGAATATTGTATCTTTCACTGCGTTCTCTACCAATCTGACCTCCTCTTGGGATTGCCCATAAGTTTTACAATTAAAGCAGTAGGTGTGACCATCAGAGTACAAGCTGTTTGCATCTGATGAACCACACTTACTACATGGAGTGTGCATAATAAAATCACTCTCCTGCTTTTCCATTTAAGTCCTCGATGATTTTCTTTTGCTGTTCTGGGGTGTATGAAATCCAGTGCTTGATTTGCTCCAAACTTCTCCCACACCCCTCACAGCGTTTATCTTTAAGTTTACATTTACGGACACAAGGAGATTCAACTGAACCACTCATCAGGGATCATCCCCTCTGCATACATAAAGTTATGTTTTTCTGCCCACTCTGCACAAGTCATCTTTGTACCGTCTTTGCGTTTCTTTGCGCCTTGTACTGGACTGTTGTTTCTTTGAAATAAGAACCGTATGTCTAACTCAGGGTGTTGTTCCTTCATGTTACGCATCTTACGTTGCGCTTCTGATCGGAAGTAACCCTTAACCTCAACATAAATATCTCCAATCTTTAGATCAGGTATGTAGTTTCTTGTTACCGTGTAGGGTAGCTTACAAGGTTCGTACTCATAAGCTATCCCACGGTAGTCAAGGTCTGCTTGCACACGTTCCTCTAGGGTCGATCTAGAAGTCAGCGGCATCAGCAAAGACCTCAGTTGTTGATGAAGTTTCGGCATTAGCGGAGGGGGCTACGAAGCCGTCCTCTTCATCGAACACACTTGCGGCTGAGTTACCATACTCAACCAAATCTATTACCTGTACTGCCTTTAGTCTTAGAGACACACCTACCTTCTTGGTTGACTGCATCACGTAAGGGATAGGTTCAAACGCTACCTTTACCTTTGAGCCATTACCAATCAGTGTGTCACCTGTGAGTGGTGTCTTCTTCGCATCAAGCACAACAGGCTCTTGCTCATACCAACTGCCATCTCTCTTTTGGACTTTAGCTTTTAGTTTGAATTTAAACTCTACGTTACCTGTAGGGTCTCCTGTGTCTCTGTCGTATACTACGGACATGACATCTTGTGTGGTCAGAGAGTTCTTAAGAGGTGGTTTCTCTTTAACTGCTTTCTTAAATGTCTCTTGAATTAGTTCCTCTAATTTCTCACACATTGGTGCGGCTTCAGCTTCTGTCATTTGAAGATTGATACTGTAATCACCGTTTGGATTAAACTTTGTATCAGGCTCAAATACTTTCGCCCATGCCGCTGTTCCTTCTAATACTAAAATGTTCTTCGCCATATATTTCTTATCCTATTAAGTTAAAGTTTATTCGGGGATTGCTATAGGGGGTGGTTAGAGAATTAAGCAAAAAAGTAATCACTCTGTAGCACCTCCTCAATGTTTAAAGTTCCCCTTGGTGGAGGTTCAGGTATTTCTGTACCCTCCGTTAACGTATTTACTGCGCTATCGTAGAGATTTTGCAGTACATCGTTATCTCTATACATCTCAACAAACGCTTCTCTTAACTTATCATTAAGTTTCACCATGTTGGGACTGTGTGTGCCATAGCTGTCGTGTACCATAGCAAAGTCTGTTATGCCTTCCTTCAAACACTTATCGACTGTGAAGGTCAAAGCCGCAGCATCTAAGCTATGTGTGAAGTTAGGACTAGCACCACTAACACTCTTACGTGAGTCTACTGTCTTCTCTAGTGGCTGTCTGTAGTTCAGCTTAACTGTAGAACCGCTTAAGTGTGTCCAGATGCGTAGCTTCTTGGTGTTACTGTACGACTGTCTCACTAATAACCCTGTTGGTGTCTCCCACTCAAAGGGTCTGCCCTGCTTACTGTACAACTTTGCAATGCTCTTGATGTAGTCCATTACTTTATGAGCCGAGACAATAACCTCATTGATGGCTTTCCAGACAAACTTAGCCAAGTATGTGGCTGGTTGCCAGAAGTCATCACCCCAAGGGTTGTTGCCCTTACACTTTTCTTCTAGTGCTTCCAGTATGTAATCTCTACAACTGTGTTGTGTCCCTGAGTAGGGTACAATCATCACAGGTCTCTTACATATCTTTCTGCACACCCCAATGTTTAGTAACTCACTGGCTAGTGTTGTACCTTCTTGCTGTAACAGTTCCGTTGTTCTCTTTGCTACATCCGTGTAAATGTCTTGAGGTGTGTCGTGCGGTGTTAAGTTTACTGCCTTACCACCCTCAAGGTCTCTGAGCATTGCTGAGAGGTGCTGTAAGCCATTGCACGAGCCATCACTAGCACAGGGTAGGTGCGTTTCGAAATGCTCCCCAAACTGTCTAGCGTTGCTGTACAATGCCCACTCGTAACACCATGCAAGTGCTTGCCAAGGTTTATCTGCTTCCTGCCACCATCTGTTAGATAAAGGATCGTTATAAACATCGACAGCGTTATCTACGTTCATGTACGCCCACATCTCTCGATCTTCTAAACTTACCTTATCTACTCCAAATACATTAGCACCATGTATAGCCAACCATCTAGCTTCCTCATCGTTTGTGATAGTAGCGGGGTTAGCAAACTCTAAGAGTGCTTTACTGTAGTCAGCGTTCTGTGGTGAAAGGAAAGACTCTACTGGATACTTACGTCCACGAAAATCTAACTGCCATACATACCACATTTTCTCTATGTCTTTATACTGTTCGGCAAGTTGAATAGTACGCTCTACCTGAATCCGTTTGGACATAGACTTATTGTTGTAGCTGTGTATCTTGTTACGCTCTGACTTAAATGCCTTAAAGACTGCTGTCTCCTCATCGTTAAGGTATTTAGGTTCTTTAC